AAGTCCCACATATTAAATGGCATAAGACCAAGATCCACGTTGACGATCTTGACATAATTACGAGCGAAGTACTCTACGTCTCTGGCACACTTAATATACTCGTCTGCTTCATGTTTGGTGTACTGATGTATAACACCAACAGCTTTAAGGTTTGGATTACCTAGATATGTCTTGACAGCCATTACTTACGCCCATTAATCAATGCCTGTAACTCGGCTGAGGTTCCCACGAAAATAGCATTTTCAGCTTGGATATTCTGAGCAGGCGCTCTTGGGTCATCAGATTTTTTAAGTTCTTTGAGTTTCTTTTGGATATCTAGTAGATCTTTGTTGGCGTCTACCATTGTCTTGATAAGCTGTCCGACGACTTCGAATGCGCGTGGATGTTCTGACGTTTTCGCAACCATAAGCGCCTCTTCGAGCGCATCGTTGCCTTTGTGAATAATCTGATGTAGATTATTTCTAACCTTAGCGAAATCATCATCAATGTTCGCATTAGGATCAACTTCTACAGGCGCTAAAGGTTTCACCATAGGAGCAGATTCTGGCAGGTTTAATGCATTCTCAATACTCACTTCAAAATTGGTTTTATTATCCATTTGGTCCTTCATCTTTTCCCGAAACAGGATTATATTTTAATCCATCTGTATAAACAAACGTATTTGAACAGAAACCATAATCGTCTTCTGGGCTAATCATTGTGTATGGGATTGAAACTGCAGAATTTGTGGTAGGCGAACCATTAGCCAATAATCCTGGTCTAACAACAACACGTGAACTGCGTCCTGTATTCGCGATATCTTCTAGAGTAATTTTTGAACCATAGCTAGTATTTGCAGTAACAATACCGAAATCAACCTGAGCACGTTTGATGATACCAGCACGACGCACTGGTCCATAGAAATATGCTTTCACTGTAAAATCGAAAGTGTATATCAAAGCTCGACGAGTTTGAAAATCACCTTCGTATGTGTCTTCGATAGAAACTGTATTAAGGACAATAGGTACATCTATTGTTATATTCGTCTGAGGAATTAACTTAATCTGATTAGTCCACTCAGGTCCAAAATAAGGCACGATTTGCTCAAGTATTTGTGCTCCGTCGTCTGCATTACGCACGTATGCGTATAGATTGAACTGCAGATCATAAGGAACAGGCATATAACTGAAATCTAATTTATTATCGTCTGTTGTAATCTTGATGTTTTTTACTAGACCATTAAGCCTACGAACTCCGTCATAATTTAGAGTTGTCATTTCAAAACCCATACGAGGTAGTTGAATAGCCACGGGTTGATCTAAATTAGGGTCTTGAACTGTACGAACTAGGAACTTTTCTTTAGGACCATATGCGAGAGGTATTGTTATGGCACTTATGTTATTATTGTTCGAGTCATATCTGCGAATGACGATATCGTTAAACATATTACCAAACATGATAACATATTTACGAAGCGATTGATGATAAAACTGTGAACCAAACATTAAAATCTATCCACTTCTGAGAATGGGCTACGTTCGCTGAAATCAATAAAGTCGAGAGATTTAGCTGTGAAGTATTCATTGTTAGCCAACTTATCTTGCGTTTCGACTCTGTATTCCCACAGAATCGATTCACCGTCTTCGTTCATAATAGAACCATCACCGCTCTCAAGAGTAATCTGATACTGAAGGATATTTGGATCAATACGAGAACCAATAGCGTCGATTTCTGTATTACCAGTAGCAATAGTACCAAATCGATCTACAAGTTCGCAGCTAAGTTCATATGTATAAAGTTTACCATGTTGGTAGAATACTGCTTCATTTTCTACGAATTTGATTTCATAGAGTTTCTTATTGAGCGGAAAATAAATCCAATCACCTTCGAACGGTCTAGATGAAATTGTCTGATAGAGTTCTGATTCACCGGCTTCCATACGTAATGCGTTACTGTTTCCCCAGGAATTCGTATCGGCATCTTCTATTTGGATATTGTAACCAACTTCTGTTATAACCTTTTCGTTCGAAACCTGTTCCCAACGCTTACGAGCCATAACGAACGTAATCGAGTCGCGAATTTCTAGATTGAACTTGGAAAGGAAATCACCCTCGCCTTCAAATCCTTGGGTATTCTTAACATACATTTCTATGTCAATAGCATCATTGAACGCAGAAGAAACGTCTTCACCCAACAATACGTCTGGATTCACGAGCGTGCGCGGCATATATTTCACGTCTAGACCGTAGATCTTGATAGATTGTACAATCAAATCTTCAGCAAGGTCTTGCTGGCGACCAAAGGTAAACGGACGGAAATACTTATTTGTTGTCATAGTTATCCGATCATATCCGTAACGGGTAAGCTGTAATCGTTAATAACCGTATCTTCAAGCTTTTGGATTTCTTCATTAGCTTCATCCCAAATCTTTTGGCCATTAAATGTAATACCACCCGGAAGATTCATGCCTTCATAAAGCTTGAGATGCTCGCCCCACTGACGCTTAACAAGCTGAGTAGCATATTGTCTAAGCCATGGTTCGTCCCATACGTCTGGATTTTCTTCTGGATTAACTTCACGATAACCATCGATCATAATGAATTGACCTGCTACCGTGTCGTCTCCCCAGTTCATATCAATGTAAAGTTTATCAGTATTACGATTATAGCGAATAGGTTTCTTACCAACAAACACTTCTTCAAGGAACTCGATATGACGCATCGCTACGACGTATGGAGTGACCGATACGCTGGAAATATTGAACAGTTCGTTTAGATGAAGCTGATAACGGATATTGAATAGATTCATAGCACCGTAGGAATCATTAATATCAAAAATGCGAGTTACGCCTACGAAATCTTCCGGAAGTGTGACATATTGATTGGTGATATCCGTTTGTGTCAATTGATATGGATAATATACATGCTGCATACCGTCAAAGTGATAATCGCGATATTTTAGCAATGCGTCATCGATACGATCTTCAATCTGTTCGTCATCCACATTGATGTCAATAACAGGAGCACCTAGACGACGTAGAATATACTCTTTAAATTTTTCTCTAGAAGTAATTTTAGCCATAAGGGAAACTCCAAAGTCTGCGCTCCCTCTATTTATAAATAAAAGTTAGAACATAATTCCCATATAGCCAAACAATAGCAATAGAAATCCAATACTACCAACTCCAACTGAAGCCCATAACAATCCCATGCTTACTGCTAAAATTGAAGTAGAACTTAATACGATTGCAATCTGAAGAGCGGCAGAAGCTGTACTATAATATGGGCTTTTAGCTTTTGCTTCTGTGCGATCAGCTTCATACGCTCTTGCTTTAACCATTAGTTCTTTTTTACCTTCACCGGATTCAACATCCGATTCGTATCTAGCAGCTTTTGATTTATATCTTGCTTCGGCAGCTTTATCACCACGAATTTCAGCTTCTTCTGCAGCCATTTCAGCTAGAGTTTGCTTGATACTTTTAGCCTGATAAAAAGCCCAAGTGTCGGAAGCTAGAAGCGTGTTAGTAAGAACTCTGCCACTATTAGCATTACCTAAAAGTGTGCAAATAGCAAGAAGCAATGCATAGATTGAAATTGTTACTGCACCACGACCTTTCATTACTGTTTCGCCTTCGGAGCGAGACAGTTCTTTTCCGTCTTTTCCTTTAATCATTATTTCGCTCCTCTTTCCAATAGAGTAATTCTTTTATCTAAATCTGCTCTACTAAGTGCTGATGATCTGTCAATAGAATCAATTCTATTGTTGAGTGTTTCTTTAAGTTGTTGTATCCCTAAAATAGATTCTGATCTAATTGCTGCTCTTGCTTGTGCAGCATCAGATTGCATTTCAAGCTGTATCTTTTGATTGGCTGCAAGTTGTTTTTCTCTATCAAGAGTCATAGCTGCTCTTGCTAAAGCTGCATCCTTCTCAACCTTGTCGATCTTATCGTTAAGAGCTTCACGTATCTGTGCCATATCAATAGTAGTACCCTGTGGAGGAATTGCTTTATTATCAGCATTCACAACAACTGCAATTTTACCTTTCAGCACAATAATCTCATTTGATGCACTAGATAATGCAGTCATAAGGTATACAACACAGCTGAATAAAATTGGTATACCAGCAAAAGTTATCTTTTCAACCATTGCGCCTTTACTAGCAGAAGCAGCAAGTGTTTCTGCTATCTTTTCATTTTTTTCTTCTTGAGTTGACATATTAACCTCCAATTAACTTAAATATTGATGTTAACATACCGAGGTCAAATTTTCCTGTCACCATAGATAATCCCATAAGAGTTACAACTATAGCACCAGCAAATATCACTATAACAGAAACCACACCTACTAAATTTTCTAGATATTTGATTTGTTCTACCATAGCTGCAAGTTTTTCTTTATCGGTTTTCTTTTCGAAACCAATAAGCCAAGGATGAGCAGCATAATCATGTGGTGGTTGTTTTTCGTCAGCCATTAGTATTTCCCATATACTGTTTGAGCAAAAGGAACATATGGCGCTATCATTCTGTAGGAACTGCGATCACTATAAGCGAAAATCGTAACCATCATGAATGCTAAGAAATAAAGAACAAGAGGTATTCCTATGAACACTAAACTGAGTGCTTGTAGTAGTTCTTCAGTTTCAGCACGAGCATTTGCTTCTTTTAGTTCTTGTTTCGCTTTAGCTTTCGCAGCTGCTATTTTAGCTTTATGATATGCTTCACGTTGCGCAGGAGACATAGCCTGTAGCATAGCAGTTTCTTGAGCTTTGGCTTCTTCAGCCATAGCTATTTCTTTTAGAATTTTTTGTTGTTCGTTAACTTTTTTATTATGCTCAATGGCACCTTTGTTGGCTTCGTTAACAGCCTTAACATGCGCCATATCTTTTTTATGTTTGTCTAAAACGTCAACGATGCCAAATACGGAATCGGCGGCTACTTTGCCCCATTCTTCACCGACTTTTTGAGCTTTCTTGGGGTCTAATGGTATCATTTGATTTATTCCTTTTATGTTTTTTTAGAAACATAACAAAATCAATAGAACCATTATTTTTCAGGATATACTAGTCCTCTCCATATATCATTATTATAGTGTTCATAATTTTTGTCTTCATCTTTATATACAGTAAATTTCAATTTGAAATATAATTCACCAGTTGAGTTCTGAATTTGTTCTTTGGTCATTGCGCCTGGTTTACCCATTTCCAAAGCTAACCAGTCTATATCATTCAGACCAGCAACCATAACAGTGCCATCACCGTATTCTGAAGCTTTATTTAGTCTCCATGTGACTATTTCGTGAGGTGTCATACCAGAATCAAGTAATTCTTTAAACTTTTCTATGATTACACAATTCCCGCATTCTCCGCAATTATCAAACGAATCTGTTTCCGAATCATAGACAGGTTCTTGACAAGAAGCAATAACATTTTTTATATTATCGGGTAATTCAACCAAAGCGTAAGCTTTCGTATACTTTGGATACCATGTAGTATCTACTAGCGGAATAAAATATTCGCCACGAGTACACAACTTATCGAACAATCTTTTGCTCGCATAATAGTTGGAAGTATACTCTAGGTGAGGTATGACTCTACGGTGCTGGTCTTCATACGAAGAACCGAAAGTTAATCTATCGTATGTTCCGTCATTAATCATGGGAGCAACATGCTGAATAAACAGCAAAATTTTATTGTTTATTTCGCTAGTAATTTCTCCTTCATCAAGAACATGCGTAACGAAAGAAAATGTCCTGATCTTTTGTAGTTCTTCTATTACTTTTTGTGCTCTAGTATATTGTATTTGAGATTTGTTAGTGAAAATATGTTGTGTGACAGATTCACCGTTAAGATAAATTGCTGTGATTTCGTCATCTGTTTCGGTTAAAAGTTTCCACATAAGAAATGTAGAATCCCATCCTCCAGAAAATCCTACTACTGTTTTTTTTGTCATTATCTGAACTGAGGCCCGTTAAACCAGTTGACTAAAGAGTATCTTGTTCCTTTGGTCACGGGAACAACTCTATGTTTTATGAACGAAGGAAATACTAAAATAGAACCTTGTTTTTGTATTTCTGGTATCGTTCCGTTTTCGAATTCAAAATATCCTTCTTCGTAATTTTCAGGGTTCGTTAACGAAATAACTATACTCAATTTCCTATAATTATCGCCTATTCTAGCTGAGTCTTCATGGAAATTATAAAATCCACCTGGTTCATATACAGTAAACTGCGCTTCTTCGTTTCCGTTTATTTCGTATTTCCAAGCTTGCTGATTAGCCAATTTAACATAATGCGCTGTCAGTCCACAAACCCAAGAATTTTTATCAAACCAACTAGTTGTTGATTTACGATAAGATTCGTCTGTTCTTTGATCGTCATTTGTTCCTATAATAGCTTCCTGTATGTTAAGTTTTAATCCTTCTGCGATTATCGTTTCACATACAGAAGAAGGTATTTCTGCATCCCATTTCCAATACAAAGGATCATCAACTATCATAAGCCCGTCTTTCTATTACTTTTTTTCCCAAAGCTTATCGCGATAATAACTGAACCAAGTTGATCTTAAATCGCGTGTTCTTTTTAGAGTTTCGTAGTCTTTACTATTTATAGTTTTAATTATAGCTTGCTTATCGAAATTTCTCTTAAAAGGAATAACTTGCATGAGCGGATGCCCACGTTTCATAGAAAAAGTACCATCACGAATTTTCAAAAAACCAGGGAAATTGATATATTCAAAATGTTTGTCAGTTTCTACGATACCACTCATTAATTCAATAGTGTCATCTGGTCTGTTCAAAGGCATAGTGAATAGACATGACCAGCCAGGAGGAGTCCGTATAAGCCAATGATTAATGAATTTTAAAGGAACTGTGGGGAAGTTGGGATGAGTGTATAGTTGCTTAACATTGTGGTGTTCTACCACATTTTCAAAAAAATCGGATTTCCACGAAACACCAGTCCCATTGTCATATACATTAAATGTGACGTCAGCTGCTAATGGAATAATCCAACCAGTAGACATAGCATCAAGGAATGGAGGGCACCTTTTTAGTGTAGGTGTTTCCATTCCTGCGTCATCGGCGATGTAATTATTCATTTTCTTATACCAATCTGGCATAAGTTTGCGCGCAGGATAAGGTTCTGGTACAATATCTTTAGCTTTTCTTTCATCACAAAGAAATTCAATCTTGCATTCTTTTTCAGAAAACCACATAATAACTTCCTATCAATTAATTATTGCATATCGTAGGCAACAGTAACACTTGTTCCTGGAGAAACAGTCACAGTATATGTAGTCAACGAAGGAGTTGTTGCATTTTGAGTTGAGTTAGAAGTTGTAGTACCAGCATTCCCTGAACTACCAGCAGTTGCGCCAGTTCCAGCATTTCCTGCGGATCCAGCAGTTCCTGCAATTCCATTAGTTCCTACTGTACCGGCAGAACCAGCAGTTCCAGGATTAGCACTTCCAGCAGTCCCAGGATTACCTGAACCAGAACCAGCAGTTGCGCCAGTCCCAGCAGTTCCTGCGATTCCAGGATTTCCTGCTCCACCAGCAGTTCCAGTTGTACCGGCGATTCCAGCAGTTCCTAGGTTAGCATTTCCTGCGGTTCCAGCAGATCCTGTTCCACCAGCAGTTGCTCCTGTTCCGGCAGTTCCTGCAATGCCTATGTTACCGGAAGTTGCTCCTGTTCCAGTTGTACCGGCGATTCCAGCAGTTCCTAGGTTAGCATTTCCTGCGGTTCCAGCAGATCCTATGTTACCGGAAGTTGCACCAGTTCCGGCAGTTCCTGCAATGCCTATGTTACCGGAAGTTGCTCCTGTTCCAGCAGTTCCTGCTATTCCAGCAGTTCCTAGATTAGCATTTCCTGCGGTTCCAGCAGATCCTAGGCCATGGGAAGTTGCACCAGTTCCATTTGTTCCTGCGATACCTGCATTACCTGGATTTCCGGCACCTCCGTAATTTCCTGCCGCACCATAACCTCCAGCGCCCGCTCCGGATCCAGCAGCACCAGCAGCTCCCGCATTTCCTCCGGTTGCTCCTGTTCCAGGATTACCTGCGATTCCAGCGGTTCCATTGTATCCAGGATTTCCCCCCCCACCGTAGAATCCGCCTCCTCCTACGCCTCCAGGGCCTCCATAAGTTTCATATCCATAAAGTACAGCTCCGCCTCCATATCCGCGATCAAATCCTGAAGAAGCATAACTTCCATAACCGTCGGCCCCATAATTCCCTGCAATACCTGGTTCAGAGTATCCACCTTTTCTTGAGTATTGAAAGGTAGCCGATTCTGCTCCATTTCCACCACCTCCGCCTCCGCCACCAGCACCCCCGCTGCCACCGCCTCCATTATTTCCTGCATTTCCTGCAGTCCCGTTATTTCCCGGATTACCTGCTGCTCCACCGTATCCGTTATTTCCTGCTGTACCAGCATTTCCTGCATTTCCGGGAGCACCATTGGTTCCAGGATTTCCATTAGGCCCAGCAGTACCTCCATTTCCAGCGATTCCTGGATTACCAGAAGTTCCTGCAGCACCAGCTGTTCCGGCAATACCAGGATTACCTGCTGTTGCTGTTCCAGCAATACCATTTGTTCCTGGATTACCTGCTGTTCCCGCAGCACCAGCTGTTCCAGCAATACCAGGATTACCGGCTGTTCCTGCCGAACCTCCAGGCCCTCCAGTTCCTGGATTACCTGCTGTTGCTGTTCCCGCAATACCATTTGTTCCTGGATTACCTGCTGTTCCTGCAGCACCAGCTGTTCCGGCAATACCAGGATTACCAGAAGTTCCAGCTAATCCAGCTGCTCC